ATGAAAACCCAAAAAGAAAGATTAATAGAAAAAATCGAAAATGCGGAAAGCAGGAAACAAGATTGGCATCGTGCAGAAATCGTCGCGGCAGTTCGCAAACGTGGGAAAACAATTACTGCTCTATCAATCGAATCCGGATTGAGCGCGAATACATTAAAAAGCGCGTTGCAGTTTAAATATCCAAAAGGCGAACGGATTATTTCAGACTTTCTCGGCGTACCACCTCAAGAGATTTGGCCTAGCCGTTATCCCGAACAGGTTTAAATTACTCGAAAGAGTAAACAAAAGTTTATATCAGGAGCTGTAAATGAGCAACACCATATCGTTAGAGGAGCTGAAAAATTTAAGTTTGCCAAATCTGCCAAAAAATATCGAAAGCATTAGATACCGAGCCAAGACGCAAGGCTGGCCGTATATCGAAGAAGTTGGCAAAGCTCGCGGAGGTCGTCTGAAAAAATACTTAATCGCCTCCCTCCCCGCCGAAATCCGAGCCGCCATTATGAAACGGCAGTCGGACGAGCTGGCGGAGAAGATGCCGAAAACCCTGCCCCAAGTCAGACCGGGGACGGCGATGTCACCTCAAGTCTTGGCGGAAGCGGCAAAGCGGCTGAACGAGAAACAACGGTCGGTGGCGGATGCGCGATGCGCGGTGGTGGCGGCGGTGTTGGGTATCAAATATCAATACGGTTGCTCTGCCAAGGTCGCGGTGGCTCAGTTTTTGAGGCTGCTGGCGGAGGGTAAGTTGGACGAGGTAACGCTCGGCAACTTGGAAACGGCAAATGACCGCAGTCGGTCGGCAAAGGTTGGCGAACGTACTTTAGACGGCTGGATATCTGCTTATTTGAAAGCGGAAAACGCGACGGAGCGGTTGGTTGCTTTGGCTCCGAAGGTAACTAAGGCGGTCAAACCGATTGAGAGCTACGGTTGGTTGCCGACATTTATGCAGTTTCACAATATTCCGTCCGCGCCGAAGCTGGCGCACAGCTACCGCCGATTTGTGCAGTGGGCCGAAGCGGAAAATATGCCGGTCAATGATGTGCCTAACTTGAGTATGGTGCGGCGCGTTTGGGAAAAGCTCCCGCTGATTATGCAGGAGCGCGGCAGGAAAACGGGGGCGGCTTATAAATCGCTGCTGCCTTATGTGAAACGTGATTGGGGGGCTTTAAAGCCGAACGATGTTTGGATCGGCGACGGTCACAGCTTTAAGGCGAAGGTGGCACACCCTGTACACGGCAGACCGTTTAAGCCTGAAGTGACGGTGATTATTGATGGTTGTACGCGGTTTGTGGTGGGTTTTTCGGTCTCTCTTGCTGAAAGTTGTGTGGCGGTTTCGGACGCTCTGCGTATCGGGGTCAAGCACTTTGGTTTGCCGATTATCTATTACTCGGATAACGGCGGCGGTCAGACAGGCAAGACGATAGACCATGAAATCACGGGTATCACTTCCCGCTTGGGTATCCGCCATGAAACGGGTATCGCGGGCAATCCGCAAGGTCGAGGCATCATTGAGCGATGGTGGAAAGACAATCTGATTGAGATGGCGCGCCAGTATGAAACGTTTGCGGGCGCGGGGATGGACAGCAGCACGAAGAACCTGATGTACCGCAAGATGGAAAGTGCGTTTAACGCTTTGGAAAAAGGCAAGGAGTTGACGGTAGAACAGCAAAAATATTTGAAAAAACTGCCGAGCTGGTCGCAATTTATCGCGGATGTGGTCAAGTGTATCGACGAATACAACAACCGCCCGCACGGCGAGCTGCCCCGACATCCTGACGGCGGGCATTATACGCCGAAGGCTTATCGGGAAATGAGGCTGGAACAGGACGGTATCGCGCCGGATATGTTGTCGGCGGAAGAGCTGGCGACGATGTTTATGCCGCAGGAAGTGCGAAAAGTACAGCGCGGTTGGCTGGATTTGTTCAACAACTCTTATTTTTCAGTCGAGCTGGCGGAGTATCACAAGGACGAGGTTCGGGTCAGCTACGATTTGGACGATGCGTCGGTGGTCAATGTGTTTGATATGGACGGAAAGTTCATCACGAAGGCACAAGTCAACGGCAATAGCCGCGAGGCTTTCCCGACGGCTCGTATCGACCAACTGGCGGAAAAACGCCGAAAAGGCAAAATCAAGCGGGCGGAAAATGCAATCAAGCTCGCGAATGCGGAAGTCAATCCGGCACTGGAACAGGCGGCAGCTTGGGACGAGCTGGGACATTTAGGCGGAAACGTCATCAAGGCGGAGTATGCGGTATTGCCGAAAACGGGAACAGACGACGAGATTGTCTTGTTTGAGGCGGATATGTAGTTAAAACGGTTTTAAAACACTTTTAATAAGGAAAACATCATGACAAATACGGTCAACAAAGCACTGCAACAAAAACTGGCTGAATTTAAAGCCAAATCAGGGATGAATCAGACGATGCTTGCGCGCGGTATCGGGGTATCTCCGGCATCTATCAGTATGTACCTGAATGATACCTACGCGGCAAAAGGCGGCAAATATGAAACCATCGAGCCGAAAATCGAAGCGTTTTTAGAGGTACAGGAAAGTAAGGCGCAACGCGAAGAGCTGGTTTTGGGGTTTGTATCGACCAAGACAACCCGCCGAATCTCTGAAGTGATGCGCGACGCACACGAGGCAGGCGACACAGTGGTGATCTACGGCCAAGCGGGTTTGGGCAAGACGCAGGCGGTCAAAAACTACTGCGAGAAGAATCCCGCCGCCATCCTGATTGAGGCTAATCCGAGCTTTACGGCTTTGGTCTTGATGCGCAAGTTGGCAGCGGCGGCGAAGGTCTCCACGGTCGGCAGCCTGAATGATTTGTTTGAATCGGTATCTGACCGCCTGCGTGATTCGGGTCGTCTGATTGTAGTTGATGAGGCGGAAAACCTGCCATTACGCGCCCTTGAGATTATCCGCCGATTGCACGATGACACGGGCTGCGGGTTGGTTTTAAGCGGTATGCCCCGACTGGTGGCTAATTTGCGCGGTAAGCATGGCGAGTTGGTACAGCTTTATAGCCGAGTGTCGGTTGCGCTGAATTTGGGCGACTCGATGCCGGATGAAGAATTGGAAGAAATTGCCAGAGCGGCGATGCCGGAAGCGGATGATGCGACGATTGCGGAACTGGTTAAACAAAGCAACGGCAATACGCGACGGATGAGCAAGTTGATGCGCGGTGCGGTACGAACGGCAAACAAAAACGGCATCAAAATGCAATCGGGCATCATTAAAAAATACTCGACATTGATTATCCGATAGGTCGTCTGAAACGGTAAGTCTTTGACAGGGCTATATATTTTTTACCCTATGATTTTAATAAGTTATTGTTTTTAAAGGAAAACGCAAAATGCAAGTTTTGAAGAAAGTTGATTGTAAGATGTTTGTGGCGCGCTCTTTTTGGCGGTGGGTGCCGGTTGGTTTGACGGTGGGCGTGTGGTGTTTTGTGGGTGGAATGGCGTTGTATGGCTGCACCCAAGAACCCGAACCTATTGCGAAAGAGCCGACGAAGGTCCAAGCGATGGACAGACAGGCGGATTTGGAAGTTTTGAAAATGGAATACTCCTACGAGGCAATGAGTGTGGAGCAAAAAATGGAAGGAATTGTATATGAATAAGTTCAAACGGCCTAAACGGGGGCTGAACCGAATCAAGAAATTGGCATTAAAACGGGCGGTCGAGGAAATACGCGCCAAGTACGGCGAACGGGCGATTACTAAGGGATGGTGCGAGCCGGAAGGGAAGTAAAAATGATGGAAATTTGGATGATTTGGATGATTTTGGGGGCTGCGCTGGGCGCGGTGATCGGGATGTTTCTCTACGCGGAAGGCATCTTGCTTGAAAACGAGCGTCTGCGCGGGATTTTGAGCGTGGAAGTCGCAGGACGGGAGGTGTTGGAGGCATGGATGGACGCGGCATACCGCAGCCGGAAAGGGGGCGGGAAATGTTAACCAAATTGAAACCCTGCCGAGTTTACAAACAAATGAAGCCTGAATCGGCGTTTGCGTGGAAGTTGGATAAAAACGGGGTGCGGAAGCGGGCTCGCCCAATGTGCGAAATGTTGGGCAGAACAGATGGAGAAAAGGGCTACTGCGAATATGGAATGGCATCGCGAAAAAGCGCGGGACGGTACTTGAGTTTGGACGACCTGCCGTTGCCCGCTCGGTTTGGGGCGATAGCTGGCCCACCGCTCCTGAGATTATGAATAGCCGTTACTGGACGGCAACGGACACGCGCAAAGCGGATGCCGAATGGGCTTTTGAAATTTAGGGAGTCTGCGAAATGAGCTTTAAAAGACGGAACAGCGATTGGCAGGCATGGGACAACACCGCCGCCGCGCGACGAAGTTTATGGTGAAGCGAAACCGCGAGCAGGAAGTCGCCGAATATCAGGCGCAGTTTGAAGATCAGGACGGCAAAGGTCGTCTGAAAGAAGAAAAGGAAATGAAAAATGGATAAGCAGGCAGTTTTGGAAAAAATCAAAAAGTGTTTGGCTTTGAGTAAATCGGCAAATGAGCACGAAGCGGCGCAGGCGATGAAACAGGCGCAAGTACTGATGAAAAGTATGAAGTTGACGCCTGTGGATGTTGTCTTGTCGGAAGTCTCCGAGCGTGGCGTAGGTCGGAAGATGGCAGTTAAGCTGGCCGAGTGGCAGTGGTCTTTCGCAAACATGATTTCCGAAGTGTTCGGGTGCAAATGTTATCAACTGGGAAATGCAATGTTTTTTTACGGTTTGGGTAACCGCGCCGAGATCGCAGCCTATGCCTTTGATGTGGTCTATCGGCAGATTTCCGCCGCCCGCCGCGAATTTCTGAAAAATTGTCGAGAAAGAAAACCCTCAAACCGAACCTATCTCGCCGACCAGTTTTGTAACGGATGGATGATGGGTGCATGGAGTGCCGTCAAAGCATTTGAGATGTCAGACGATGAAAAGGCGGTCATGGCTGACTATAAAGGAAAAAAATATCCACATATGGGCAACGCGGTGGTTAGAGACGCCAAGTCGCCCGAACTGGACGGGAGTGCCGCGATGATTGAAGCAATAGTCAAGGGGCAGGCGGCAGGGAAAAAAGTGCAATTGCACCACGCGATGAACGGCGCGGAAGGCGTTAAACAAATTGGAGAGCGGAAATGAACGAAAAAGATTTAATTGAATGGCTGGAAGACCGTGGGGAACTCATGGTCATGAAAAAGGACGGCGAGGGTTTCGTGATCGCCGCCCGTGCGCCGGACGGTATTTGGAAAACGGCGGAGGCGGCAACGCTGACAATGGCAATAGAAGCTTGGGAGGAAATGCGATGACTACCGGAATGATGATTTATCTATTGATATGCGGGCTGATTGGTTTGGCACTGGTGGTTTTGGCACTGATGAGCCTGATTGAAAACTGGTTTAAGCAGCAGACTAAAGCTGTTGTTTTGGATGCCTGCGGTATGTTTTTTGGGTTGGTTGTTGTCCTTGTGGCGTTTTTGGCGATTCTTGGGTGGTTAAATAAAGGAGCGGACATGAACATCGAAAAATTCAATCCCAAAAAAGACCCTAAATACATTGGCTATATTTTCCGATTTTTGAAGAAAAAAGCCAAACTGCTTGAAACTTTAGGAGCTTATCCGCGAATTGTTAAGTTTAAAGATGGGTTCGGCTGGTATATCGGCTGGTTTATTGATGACGGTCTTGGAGACTTTATTGGTAGCAGGATTTGTTACGGCTCCGAAAAAATTGGGACATTTTGTTTGTTAAAACCCCTGAAACAGATGTGGTTGCCGAAGTCAAATGGGACGAATACGAACGTATCGGAGGGTGTGTATTAACTAACTGGCATCACAAATGGGTCTATGCCAATAAACAATCACGCAAATGCCGACACTGCGGAAGATGGGAACGGAAAGTCGTCAAGACCGTTAAGACGGTAGAACGTCGAACATTATGGGAGCGCGAGTCATGAACATCAAATGCCCAAACTGCGGGGCGGTGCATAGTCTGGACAGCTTAATCAACGATGCCGACGCATCGTCTGTATTGCGGGCTGTGTTGGAGATGGACGCTGAAATGGGCAAGGCGGCGATACGGTATGTCGGCTTGTTCCGCCCCCGCTAAATCGCAGCTTTCTTGGGCGCGTACTGCGAAACTTTTGAATGAGTTGATGCCGATGATTAAGGCGCAGGAGGTAGTACGCGACGGGGTGTCCTCCCCCGCT